GTTCGCACCTGGAGTACAAAGGGCTGGGTATACAACGACGATATCGAGCCAGGCTCTGCCGAATGGTTCACGCGCGAGGCGTCCCGATTCAAAGCTGAGGTGCTCGCGGAAAAGATTCGCCCGACGCGGGCTCAGCCGCTCTGGTCGAGACTCGTTCGGCCGCAGTAATGAACTCCTGGAGGGCCGCGATGGCGTCGATCTGCGCGTGGCGCGGGAAGTTCTTGCCGTTGTGCGTGACCGCAACTCGTTTAGCCCTACGGTAAAGTTCTTCGATTGAAAGCTTCATTTTTCCCTTAGAAACGGAACGACCCGAAGCCTGCCCAGCCTCGGGTCTCTAAGTCCGTTTGGCCACCTTGAAACCATATCGCGGCGGCCCGCACTTACCTAGTAGTGGGCTCGGGGGTCTCCAGTCAAGCGCCCAAACATAGAAGTGTGATATGTCCGACCCGTCAGTACTCGAAGCCGAGGACCTGGACGTACCGTGGTGGGCTGAGAGGACGGCAAAGAAGGCCCTCCCGAAGCTGACGCGGATCTTCCAGCACTATGCGATGAACTCGCAGGAACGGCTCGACGCCTACACGGGCATGGCGAGCCTCTACACCAACCGGGATCTGCACTCCAACGGCGTGGCGAAGCGGTACATACAGACCATGGCCCCAACTCTCGCGGAATACTCACGCGTCCCGCTGAACGTCATCAAGGTCCTGGTCGACGCAGTCCACGCGAGGCTGACCCGGCCCTCGATCGCAGTGGAGTTCTTGTGCGCGGGCGCGAACCAGTCGCTGCGCCGCAGAGCGCGTCAGAACACGCAGTTCATCCAGTACATGTTTCATAAAACTGACGTGAGGCCACAGACCTCGCAAATCGTCAGTGACGCGTTGATCTACAACCTCGGAATCATGAAGACATCTCCGCACTCGAAGGTCGATAAGGTGACGAATGAAAGAGTTCACCCGCGCGACATCTTCGTCGACGAGATCGAGGTTTCAGCGACAGGCAGTCCTACGCACATGTATCAGCGCATGTTCGTGAGTCGGTCACGTCTGAAGGCGCTCTTCCCCAAATGTAAGAAGGCGATCGACGAAGCGGGCCGCCTGACGGACATCACGAAGGCGCAGGACCTCGGCCAGCGCTCCACCACGATCGACACTACGTACTACAACCTAGTGGAAGTGGTTGAGGCGTGGAAGCTCCCAAGCTGGGAGGAGGCCGACGACGGCCGACACGCAATCTTCATCGACGGCGACGTACTGGAGTTCGGCGAATGGGAGTGCGCAGACTTTCCCTTCTCGTTCCTGCGTTGGAAGCACGACCCCAACCGGAGCTTTTACGGCATCTCCCTCGCGGAGGAACTGCTCGGGCTGCACTTCGACATCAACACGTCGATCCTGCACACCGAGAAGGCTATCGAGGCGAACCCGAAGCCCTACATCCTCGTGCCCACCGACGGCGAGGTCGAGGAGGGCAGCATCGGAAACATCTGGGGTGTCATCCTAAAGCATACAGGCCGCCCTCCTCAGATCATCATGCCGAAGTCGGTGCCGATGGACGTGGTCCAGTATATCGACGTTCAGTGGAACCGTGCGCTACAGGTGGCGCGACTTAGTGCGCTGGGCCTCCCAGAGAGCGCGGGCGGGCAGGCGCAGACCGGGCAGGCATTCAAAGACATCGTCGACATTCAAAGCACCGAACTCGCTCCCGCGTTCCAGGAGCTACAGGACTATCTCGTGCGGCTCGCAGAGCAGAACCTCGTGGCGGGCAAGCTGCTGGACTATCGCCTTCGCGAAGAAGAGGGCCGCAAGTACAAGGTCATCCTCCGCAAGGACCGCAACACGGTCGAAGAGATCGAGTGGGACCTCATCGCGATGGACCCGAAGGACGACTCGTACGTTGTGCAGGCGTCACCCACCAGCGGCCTGAGCGCAACATTCGGTGCGCGCCTCGCGGAAGTCAAAGAACTTCTGAACATGGGGCTGCTCATGCCGAGTCGCGCGTTCAAGATGCTCGACATTCCAGACCTCGACAGCGAGATGCGGCTGCAGAACGCGAGCCTGGATTTCACTGAACGCGTCATGGAAGATATTCTGGACGAGGGTGTCTACACGGAGCCAGAGGCGACTATGGATCTGCGGCTCGCACTCAAGACCTGCCAGATGTACATCAACATCGCGAAGTCCATGAAGATCGACGACTCGCGCGTCACCATGCTCTACCAGTTCCTCGACCAAGTCGGGAACCTGATTGAAGAACAGCAAGAAGCAACCCAAATGCAGGCCGCGGGCATGAGCCCAGGCTTCGCAGGCGGACCACCGGCAATGGACATCACGGGTATGCCCCCAGGGGCCGCCCCGATGCAACAGCCACCCCAGCAAGGAATGTAACATGAGTGAAGCCGTAACCGAAGTCAAACCGGAGACCGTTCAACAGGTCTGGGAGCGCACTACGCGTGTGCCCATAACCAAGGAACAAGTTCGTGGTAAAGACCCGAATCCCGAACCCGCCCGCGCTCCAGATCGCGCCCTCATCACACCCGAGGTCGTGAAGCTGTTGCAGGCGAAGAAGGCGAAGCCGGTAGATCCCATTGAGGAGCGTCTAGCTGGCATTGAGCGCAGCCTTGCACCTGAGCCTCCAGTGCAGAAGCTCTCCGAGGCACAGGAACTCTTGCAGACCCTGCGTGAAGTACGCGACCGCGAGTTGCGGCGCGTCGAGCAGGAGGAGCAGGACGCTTACGAGAAGCAGGTTGCTGCATTCCGATCGGCTGCCGAACAGGCGCTGGTCGACCAAAAAGAAAAGTATCCCGGCCTCGTGCGGGCGAACCTGACAGGGAAAGTCATCGAGACTCTTGTCGATCGCATCGAACGGGGCGAGGTAGCCAGCGATGATGAGATTGCCAGCAAGGCAGAGGCGGACCTCCGCGCGTTCTATCTCGAACTGCACGAAGTGTACGGCTCACCAACCCAAGCGAAGACTCAGCCCTCCAGCGAGGAGACCAAACCACAAACCTCAACCAAAACTCTAACGGGGTCTCTCGTTGGTGGTGACTCAGCGCTATCGTCCGAAGAGCTGTACCTCAAGTACGGCAAAGAGGGCGCAACAGCGGCTTGGGATCGCACCATGAAAGTGACCCAGTAAAAGGCAACAATGGCTGCTACTACTAAAACAGACTTTGCTGACTTCCTCAAGGAGTGGTACCGAGGCGCGGTCGTCGCTGATCTCGTCAACAAGAACCACCCCTGGCTAGGACTCGTCCGCAAAACCGAAGCACGCGGTAACTTCGTCGTGCGTCCCGTGAAGTACGCGAACGTCACGGGCCAGTCCGCGCTCTACGCGACTGCCAACACCAACATTGGTCCCGCTGCTCGCGAGCGCTGGACCTCCTACCACATTGACAACTACGTCAAGTGCCGCATCGAGAACAAGATCATCGAACTCTCGCTGGGCGACGACGCGTCCTTCCGGGCTGCGTTGACGGACGAAGTTGACAGCGCGCACAGCGCGTTCGCGAACGACCTGCACTTCGAGCTTCTGGCTCGTCATGCGAAGGGCGCTCGTGCAAAGGCTGGCGACCAGAGCGGCTACACCCTGCCCGAGATCAAGCTCGGAACAGGCGAGGCGCGGTTCTTCGAAGTGGGCATGAAGGTGCAACGGTCGGACTCCGGCCAAGCATCCCTTGACCACTCCGGCGAGGAAGAGAACGTGGCTGAGGTCGATCGTGCGAATGACACGATTACCCTCACCTCAGACTTTACCTCGGCAACCGTAGCAACCGACTACATCTACCGCTCCGGTGACTTCAACGTGAAGGCCGACTCACTGGCGTCTTGGCTTCCGGGCTCGGGCGTCTCTGGGACCGCCTTCAATGGCATCGTGCGCTCGGTTGATCCGACGCGTCTTGCCGGCGTTGACGGTGTGAAGGGTTCGGGCTCCTACCCGTACCTCTCGTACCTCGTGCAGACGGGCGCTCGCCTGTACCTGCAAGGGCAAGCTCCGAACATCTGCCTGATGAACCCTATCGACGTTGCTGGTCTCGCGATCGAGACCGAAGGTCGTGGGGCTCGTTATGACAAGCTCACGGCAACGAGCGGCACTCTCAGCTTCACTTCTCTCGAAGTGGCAACTGGTGGTGGCGTGGTTCCCGTGGTCTCGGAACCGGCAGTGGGTTCGGACACGGCGTTCATGGGCGACCGCGACGCGGTGGAGTTGTACTCCGCTGGTGGCGTGCCGCGTATGTTCGACAAGGATGGCAACTTCTACAGCCGTACCACGGACGCTGACTCAATCAGCTTCTACCTGTTCGGATTCTACAACCAAATCGTCCAGTCTCCAGTGAGCTGGTCGTTCAAGAGTGATATCGTCTAGCTTGAATGGGGGTCCCATTCGGGACCCCCACCTTTTATTATGGCCTTCAAGACACTCACGCAACTGATCGAACTCTCCAGGCAGTACGCTGATATGGAGGACGACGGTCTGTTCATCGACGACGCTGAGGTTACCGAGTACCTCAACCAAGAGGGTGCGCTTCTGCACAGTCTTGTCTCGAATGTCTCTGACGGCTCCCTGCTCGCCAAGAACGCAGGCACACTCATCAGCCTTGGCACCAACTCGTATCAACTTCCAAGCGACTTCGATCGCTTGCTCGATCTCTCCGTCTGGAACACCGACGACTACTACTCCATTGAAGTGGCCGACCCGCAGGACTACGCGACTCTGACACAACGCTCGACGGACTCGGTCGAACGCTACTACTTGCAGTGGAACGTCGACCAGGGCAGGGCAGAGCTGTTTATCTTTCCCCCGCCCTCCGTGGACGACATCGCGGTGCGATACATCCCCGGACCCCCCGTTCTCAGTCTCGGTTCCGACACGCTGAACTACCCGTCCTTCTGGTACACGTACGTCGTCCTCGGGGCCGCGATCCAGATGCTCATGAAGGAGGAGAGCGATCCGCAGCCTCTCATGTTCAAGCGCGATCGCGTAGAGCGCCGCATCATCCAGAACGTTGAAGCAATGATCCCCACGCAAGTCAAAACCATTCGCCGAACAGCCGGAAGAAGGGGCCGCTACTACAATGGCGAGAAACTTCCGTAAGGATGGCGTAGGCAGAGCCTTCGAGTCCATCGCGAAGTCCGTGAGAGGCACAACCGGGCGCGGTAGCATCACCACGGGACTCATCGAGTCGGGCGAGATTGTCACGGTCGATTTCAAGAGCGGGACCGAGCATACAAAGACTCTGAAAGCGCGGCGCACGGGCGCGATCCCAATCAGCATCAACCTGCCGACCATCGGCGAACTCCACTGGAGGATCGAGGACAACGTCCTCATCTGCACACAGAACGGTCTAGGCTCCGTCGGTAGCGTCACATTTTGGGTCTTCTAGAATGCCACTTCAACGCACATCAAAATCTTTCCCGTTCGGTGGTGGCATCCATGAGGATGCCCCTCAGGAGCTGATCGAGCCACCAGGCAACCTCGTGGTGCAGAACTGCAGGTTCAACAAGCAGGACAGCATCGAGAAGGCACTGCCCATCAACTTCTTTCCCGGACCAACGGTCACTGGACAGCCAACCGACATCAGCAACGACCCATCCAAGCCTCCATTCATCTTCGGTGACGACAAGTTCTTGGTCGCTGGTGGCAACGAGGAGTTTGCCTACTGGAACGCCAAGGAAGAGGCGTGGGTGAACCGAAGCATCCCATTCGACATCCTCGGGCTCGATCACAAATTCACTACGAAGGGCGCAGCCAACGCGTCACGCTTCACGTGGGCACCGATCGGTGCAATTAGCGAGTCAGGGGAGAAGTACGTCATCGTCGGGTACGCGGTGGCCTTCGAGGCGCCGACGTTCAACACGGTCGAACACGGCAGCACCGTGTTGCAGGTGTACAGCGCAGAGGGGCAGCTGCTCGCTGAGCAAGTGTACCAGGGCTACACCGGGCCTCAGCTTCAGCCCCTCAATGGCTCATCGGGTGGGGGGCGCGCAGCGGCGCTCTATTGCGTGTACGAGGACGACGGGGTCATCTATTACGGGTACATCAGCATCAGCGCGGCGGGCGTTGTCACAGTGCCGGAGGGTGTGGGGCAGCTGGTCTCGAACACCGTCTCAACGGTCATGAACAACCAGAACGCCGACACGACCAACAAGACGTTCGACAACTACTACCCAGAGCAGCTCCGAATGACACATGCGCGATCTTGGAAAGATAAGGTCACGCAGCTACGCTACTACCAGAACTACAATGACGACTCGGGCGGGGCCTTCGTGTACAAGGATCTGTCCACGATGATCATCTACGCGCAGGCAACACGCGGGACCACGGGAACGGCAACCGGCTCGCCCATAGCGCTGAGTTTGGATGATATGCTCGAAAGGCACTCGTTCCTCGACGTACACGTGTACGGTGCGTACATCTACGTTCTGCTGGCGCGGTGCGTCGTCGACAAAGCCACCTTCGAGTCCCAGGCGTACGTGAGAAGGATTCACAGGTCGACCTTCGCAGTTAGCACGGCGCTAAATCTGAGCGGTGCCGCGATCGACGGCGTCATTACTCGGGGCAGCCTCGTCGCGAAGAACGCAACGAACGATATCGCTTGGGCATACAGCTACGTTCCAGGGCACCCCTCGGACTGGGGGCAGCCGGGTGTTGCGGGAGGTGCCCAGGCGGCAACGAAACAGGGAACGGCCCTCTTCTCGCCGGACTCATATGACGTCGAATGCACTCAATACAACACGACACTGTGCTCGAACCTCGTATGGTCCGATTCAACCAACGACGCGTACGCGGTGCTAGAGCAGTTCTCGGAGATGACACCGGGAAGATATGACGCCGACGCCATCGCCGCAGACTCGGGGACGATCACGCCGACGCTCTCGAAGGCGGTCACTCCGACACTGTGCCGGTTCCGCAACGATGAGCAAGTGGACTGGCCGGGGCGTGTGGTCCCGGTGGGCGTCTTCGACGCCGCGCAGTCAAAGACGAACGACTACTCGTGCCACGAGTTGACCATCCACTTGAACAACCTGTATCACTACCACTCGATCAAGGGGCTCGACGCCGAAGACGAGGATGAGTATCGCTACCAGCAGTTCTGGTTCGGGAACCGCTACCTCGTCGCGCCGGAGCAGAACTTCGTGTTCGTCTCTCAACTCTCGGACGAGGAAACGAGTAGCTACGACGCGGACTACAGCAAGAGGGCCCTGGCACCGGGCACCGGGAAAATGAACCTGTACGTTGCTCGCCCCGACGGGCAGTTCACTTCAGCGCAGCTACAGGGCGGCTGCTTGATCACGGGTGCGCTCCCGCTATGGTTCGACGGCAACACGCTGACCGAGGCGATGCCTCTGGACCAGCCAGAGATCACGTTCGCAAACTGTGCCGACGGTACAGGTATTTACTGGACCGCGTATCAGGTGCTGGACCGCGACGAGACGCCGATGGTATTCCAGGCGGTCGTGGGGTTCTACGACTCCTCAGGGCTCATGCACAGGAGCGCTCCCAGCTTTCCCCTATACCTCGGGGGGCTAATGCTAGATTCAAACACGTCCGTGGAGGTCGACCTTCGAGTTACGATACCCATGTCGACACAGATTGACTCGGGACTGTACTTCGTTGAGATATACACGGGGACGGTGGGAAACTCACTTCAGCTAGCAGCATCGGAACCGCTTCCGCAGACGACATTCTCATCCCAAGACGTTCGTGTCAGATTCAAGTTTGCGAAGACTGATCTGGACGGGACCGTGTCGGACATTCCATCAGCGTCCGCGTTCGTGTACACAACGGGCAGCGTACTCGCGGCCGACCCGTGGCCCGCGTGCCTCGCCGTCGCGGAGACATCCTCCAGACTCTTTGGTATCACAAAGGGTGATGCCGGAATTATTGTGTTCACGAAGTTGTTCGAGGCGGGGCTCGCTCCAGAGTTCAACGCATCGCTGAACATCTCGTTGGGTCTCGGGCGCAAGGCGACCGCGATCGCCAACATCGACGACAAGGTGATCGTCTTCGAGACGGACAGAATCAACGTGCTGTACGGGGACGGTCCCGACAACACGGGAGCGAATGGGTACTTCTCGGTGGAGCCAATACAAAGCACCGTCGGGTGCGTGTCACAAGACAGCATCGTCTCGGTGCCAGACGGCGTGATCTTCTTTTCGGGGCAGACAAAGACGTTCCACATGGTAACGCGCGACTTGCAGGTCGTCGAGGTAGGTCGGCCAGTCACATCGCTGTGCAGCGAAGCTGCCGTCGTATCCTCAGTGCGAGACACGGAGCAGCACGAGGCAATCTTCTTCATGACCGACATCGGGCTCACATACCCGACCGGCCGCGACCCAACAGAGAGCGACGTGAACCGTCCCCCACGGGCCATCTTCGGGCAGCCGAAGGTCGCGTACGGGGCACTCGTCTACAACTACGAATACCAAAAGTGGTCAATTCGCACAGGACTGGCAGCCAACACGATCTGGAGGAAGACTTGCAACTACCGAGGGGTTCCACATGGGATAGCGAACACGTTCTACGTCTACAACATCGCGAGAGAGACCGACACAATGTGGAGCTACTCGAAGTTGCCCAAGATCGAGACGCCGTGGATCAAGTTGAACCAGCTCCAGAACTACGGTGGTGTTTTGGGTGTGACGATTCTTGGAAGGTATCTGTCCGACTGGAGGGAGAACGTCTCTGGAAGGTTCGAAGCTGGAGACCTTAGAGTCACGATCCGGTACGACTACGAGGGCGAGGACGGCCGCGAAGACGTGTTCATATGGCGCGCGAACGTGGACCTGAACGAGACCGCTCGGCACAGCTTGCAGATACAATGCCGACCGGGTCGCCGCAAATGCCAGGCCATCCGCCTGATCATCGAAGAGGTCGCCACTACAAAGCTGGAAAGCTTTGAACCCACGTACAGTACTGGAAGGGGTTTTCAACTGCTTGGAGCGGACATTGAATACGGGCTCAAGTCGTTCGGTGTCAAACAGGGTCCTAAGTCGAGGCGTAAGTAATGGCTAACTATCAGCAACAGGCCATGAGACGCGCGCAAGCTGGGGCCATCAGCACATCGGTAGTCAATGCGGCCACTACAGGCCTGTCGGCCGGGCTCTTCATAGCGGCTGCGGCCAGTAATGCGGTGCCTCTCGGCGGGCAGATCGCATCGGGAGTGCTCGCGGTGGCCGGGCTCTTGGTCCAGACCTTCACCACGGGCAAGCGGGCGGACGCCAAGGCGACGCGCCAGAATGCGAGGTTCGCTGCGCAGCGGGAAACGCAACAGACCTTCATGGACCAGGGCTCACGCCTGGGGCAGCGTGCTCAGGCGGGCGGCGCGCACGGCATGATCTCAGAGGAACAGAAGTTCGCACATCACCAGCCGACAACGGACTGGGCGCAGATTCAACCAACCACGTCATATTCGAACATGGGGAACAATGGCAGACGCAGTTAAGGCAGACGCAGCTAACATCATCGGCGGGGCACTCCCTGGCATTCTCGGACTGGGACTCAAGCTTGGTCTAGGGGCCGGGCAACTGAAGAAGCCGAAGAAGATCAATACCTCGAAGAAGGCAGTGGCTG